GTGATTGTGCGTATACATGTCGAGTGTGATTTACTGTAGGATTACGCTGGGTTTTGAGTAGAGAACGGGCTCAGTAAGTGTGGTTTTGCGTGGTAAAGTGTGATTTACTGTAGGTGACACTAGGGCTAGAGTGCGTATAGGCCCCGCTGCTGTGGTATATGCGAGACGCACAGTAGTAGAAAGTGCAATAAAGTGTGGAATTGTGTAGAATTGTGTGACCATTTGAGCATAGCCAGTCATTCCACCGTTCTTAATAATTTTTTATTATATCAAAATTCTCTCTACTCTGCTCAAATGGTGCGGATTCAGGGTTTCTTCCACAATGATCTACAATAAAAGTACCGTAGAAGACCATATACCAGTGCGTATACGGTGATCAAACGGTGGCCCCGCTGCGTAAATATATACATGATCTCCTATGATGAAGCCACTAGAGTCTTATACACTGTACTATGTACTCGACAGTATACACCCGCGGGTTACTATACAGTATGTGAGTACTCACATGATCCCTTATACAGTGTGACTCATACTGAGTTCACTCTAGATCCCATTCTAAATTCACCAAAATTTATTCGGACAAGCATAGGCCCCGCTGCTTGACATTAGACTGTAATGACTGTATAATAAGTACATGTTAAAGAAGCGAAGATTATCACAGTCAAGAGAGGTTATCATGACATTACCAGATGAACGCTATCGTGCTGTATCGCAAACAGAAGAGTTCTTGCGGGATCTCTGTAATGCAGCAGCTACTCCACGTGTACCCAGGGAGATCCGACAACGTGCAGCACGATTGTTGCGACACTATCCCAGCGATTATGATTTGGATCGTGCCAGCGAAAGTGGTGCGCAGCATGTGTTTCAGAAACGTATGGAACCATTATACAAGATGGTATTACAGAAATCATTAGAGGATCAAGTAGATGAAGATTACAAACTTTAAAAGTCGTGCAGCAGCATACGATCCACCCAAGGGATGGGACTACGATATGGCTGAGGAAGCTGTTGTACGTATACCAGAATCACAAGCAGGGTTTCGACCAGAAGCAGACGAAATGACTCCGCAGCTTATGGAACAGTACTACGCAGCATTAGAGGGTTCAGCAGCAGCAGCTATCGATGAGACACAGTTCAGTCAGTCATGGCAACTGGATCGTAACAACAGCGATCAGATGAAGGCTGTGGGACATCCGCTCAAAGGTACAGGACTGGCCTAGCAGCAGCATTAATCCGGGCCTATAGCTCAGTTGGTTAGAGCAGAGGACTCATAATCCTTTGGTCCCTGGTTCGAGTCCAGGTGGGCCCACCACAACACGTTCGTGAACAGCGAACAACCCTATACAGAGTAGGGCGATTCCAGGAAGGAGAGTGCCGCCGCAGCCCTCCAAAGTGTGGCTTTTTTGCACCAAAATATCTCTTGACATTTGGATCAATCGGTGCTATAATATACACATAGTAAGAGATTGGAGCGAACAATGTCACGTAAACCCAGAGTAGATCGTAATCATATCATATATGAGATTGTCACACCCGTGGGCTCATACATAGGCGTTACTGCCAAAACCGAATCAACAGTACTAAAGAGTCTACGTAGCCGTGCTGCCAAGCACTACTATCGTGCCAAGACTGAAGCTAAGGATTGGCTGTTGTGCCAATACTTGCGTACACTAGACGACAAGCTGGCCATTGACATACGTGCCGTAGAGATGGTACGTGGCAAAGCTGATGCACACCGCCGGGAAGTAGAACTGCGCAGACTGTTCAAGCCCGCACTAAACACTGACACACGAGGAGATTGACTTGGGTACACCACTGTATATGGAACTATCAGATGCTTGTAAATTCGTCGCTGAGTACGCTGAGATTCACACTGGGGGCGATGTCTTGGCAGGGCTCAAAGACATGCAGGCCTGTTGGGACGATTTGGACAAGACGGATAGGGTAGCCTACACCATGTTCATGAAGGCTGGCCGTGAGATGTTTGCTCCGGTTGACAGCAGTCTAGATTGATGCTATAATACAACTTTACAACATAGGAGCGAACTATGCGTTACTACGACACTCTAGCAGAATACGATCGCGAAGGGTTTAACGTGATCGTAGACAAGACTTGGGAAGACTTACCCCTTGAGGACTTGTTTGATACAACTACGGATCCAGACACGGGCCTGCCCTACTATGATGTACACAAGATGTATGCTGACATAGAGCTGGGGGTTCTGGACTACTTCATGCTGCGGGTACGAGTCATGTACGAGGACGTGGAACTTGCTGTTAACTATGTAGGTGGCTTCCTATATGAAGATGCCTCTGAAGTGCTGCGTGATGGTACAGCTGAGGACATGATCGGGGAAAGCCTAGTAGATGCTAAGAAGCGAGTAACCCAGATACTTGAAGGGTTAAGCAAGATACCGGTTGACTTGATCACTGTTTGATGCTATAATACACACTTAAACACTTAATAGGAGCGATACTATGGGTACCAGAGCACTAACTTTTGTATACGATGGCAGCACACCCATCATCAACATGTACCGTCAATACGACGGCTACCCCAGCGGACACGGTCTTGAACTAGCGGAGTTCCTTACACAGGGTAGACTGGTCAACGGCTTGAGTGGCAAGAACGAAACAGTATTCAACGGCATGGGCTGCTTGGCAGCAGCAATGGTGGCCAACTTTAAACAGAGTGCGGGCGGCTTCTACATTTATAGCGTAGAATCTACAGAGTGCGGACAGGACTACGAATACCACGTGTACCAAGTTGGGGATGAGCTTCGGGTTCGCGTTACCAACCGTGGCTGCAACCTGTTTGGGCTCACCATGAGCGATACCAACGAGAACCTTTTCGACGGTACGGCTGTGGAGTTCCTGGACTACTGTAACCCTGAGAAGGAACAGTTTGAAGTTGATCTTACAGAAGGCCAAGCTGTTGGCCGTGGCTGATTAACAACACGTACAAATAGGGGTTGACAAAACCCTTGTTTGAGTGCATAATAGAGACTTACTAACAAACATTGGAGCGAAGACAATGCCAGCAATTATCGAAATAGCCGAGGGTACATATAAAGTTCGTGGACAAGATGTGTCTATGAGTGGTATCCGTTTTGAGCTAGTAGAAGGTTTCCGAGAGGGTGTCAACGGTGGCTATGTTACTGTTGATGGCGCTAGTGCCAACCCTAGTAGCGCAGGTATCCCTGATCGCAAGATCCGTATCAAATGCATTAGCGCACAGAGCTACATCATCGTGGCTGGGGACGTCAGTGCCTCACCCGTAGGAGAAAAGAGTTTGGAACAGATCAAAGTGTCAGACGCTGTTGTAGCACATGAAACAGACGAAGCAATTGTAGAGCGTCTGCGTAGTCGCTTTGAAGTGTTAACAGAGATGACCAAAGCGGTCAAAGCAGGTACAGTCCGTGCTATGATTGTCACAGGGCCCCCAGGCGTGGGCAAGAGCTTTGGTGTTGAAGAAGTACTCAGCAAGGATGACCTGTTTGACGTAATGGGTCAGCGTAAGCCCAAGTATGAAGTTGTCAAGGGTGCAATGTCCGCGATTGGTTTGTACAGCAAGCTCTATCAATACAGCGAGAAGGGCAATGTTATCGTGTTCGATGACTGCGACTCTGTACTGTTAGATGACTTGAGCTTGAACATTCTCAAGGCGGCTTTGGACAGTAGCAAAAAGCGTACCATTTCGTGGAATACGGACAGCCGTGTACTGCGTAGTGAAGGAGTGCCAGACAAGTTTGAATTCAAAGCTGGTGCTATCTTTATTACCAACATCAAGTTCGAGAATGTACGAAGCAAGAAACTGCAGGATCACTTGGCGGCACTAGAGTCACGCTGTCACTATATCGATCTGCAGATGGATACAGATCGTGAGAAGGTACTGCGTATCAAGCAGATCGTAGCAGACGGCATGTTAGACTCATACGAGCTTGAGGATGTACAGCGTGATGAAGTTGTTGACTACATCATTGAGAACCGTGCTAAGATGCGTGAGTTGAGCTTGCGTACAGTTCTTAAGGTAGCGGACTTGCGCAAGAGCTTTACCACAAATTGGAAAGCAATGGCTGAAGTAACTGTTATGAAGAGAGGTGTGTAATGTACGACGGTCCAATCAAGGAGTGCCAATACATTGGTGCTGAACAGAAGGAGTGGCCGTATACATTCTGCGGCCAAAAGAGCATAGAGGGCAAGAGCTACTGTGCTGAACACTATCATCAGATGTATCGTAAGGGATCCAGCAACACGGGTGCCAAGCGTATGGAGAAGCTGATAGAGAAAGAGTTGGCAGAACTCGAACTGCACAAACTAATCGCCGAACAAGAGGCGGACGTGGAGGACGTAAATGTTTAAGACTTTGGGTGTCGCGATAGCGGCAGTGTTGGTATTGATTTTAGTAATTGCGGGACCGTTCTTTGTAATTTGGGCCTGGAATACTCTGTTTGGATCGGTGTTCGCAATCGACTACACCTTCTGGACATGGGCGGCAACTTTGATCTTGGGCACGTTTATTCGTAGCCCGGTTAAGATTTCCAAAAAAAGTTAAATCGGTAATATACGATTTGACAAGGGTAATGGTAAGACGTTATACTAATAAAATGCTGATGAAGTTCAGCTATAACAATAAAGGAAAAAGGCAAATGAAACGTATTTCTAAAGATACTAAGACTTTCAAAGTGTTTAATGCACTTTACAATGGCGCTTCGCTAACAGCCGCTCAAGCATCAAAGCAATTTGGTGTAGGTAACTTGGCAGCTGAAGCAAGCCGTATCCGTCAAAGCGGTTACGCTGTTTATGCGAACACTCGCAAAGCAGGCAATGGTGTAACTGTTACAGAATATGTAATGGGCAAGCCATCACGCGAAATCGTTGCTCTTGGCTACAAGGCTAAGGCTGCAGGTTTCACTTTAGAAACAATCTAAAGTAACCGTTTCAAACAGACAAGCCGATTCGCTCCCGGGGCGTCTTTTGAGGGTGTTGTAGAAATACAACACCTTTTTTCTTGGCCGGCACTCCTGCCAAAAGAGGTTGACAAATTGGATACATAGTGTTATAATAGACACATACTAAGAGATTAGGAGCGAACATGCAATTCACAGCAGAGCAGGTATGGGGTTTAGCCGTAGCCGCAGATCGTATCAACGAGGGCTACTTCAAAGAAAGCCTTTTCGTTGAAGGCACAGACGAAATCATTCGTACAGCCAACAAGACTATGGTCAAGGGCTGGCTACGTGAAAACAACTTCTCATCAGCAACAGCAGACGACATCAAGCAGGGACAAGAGATCCGTCATTACTTCAACGGGCTGCTGTTGAAAGAGCTATCTGGGAAGATCAACGACTTCGAGCGTCAAGCACTGCGTATCGCCCAAAAGGACGAGTTCACAGGGCGTGACATGTTAGACTTCGCCATCGTCAGCTGCTTGCCAGCTGCTATGCTGCGTGATCAGAGCCGGAAGGAGCTAGACAGCGAGATCCGTAGCTCCACCCAACTGACGGCTGCTGTAGGGGACCGTGTCCAGGGAGAGATCGAAGTGATCAAGAGCTTCTACAGTCAGGACTATAACAATTTCCGTATCACAGCCAAGCTAGGGGATTCGTTCGTTGACTTCTGGTTCGGAACAGCACTAGAGGGCCGTGTGAGCATCAAGGGCAAAGTAAAAGCCCAGCGTGGCAATAATACAACACAACTGAACTTTGTGAAAACTACCGGTTGACCGCAAAGCAATTTGGTGTTATACTTATGATACTGAGAAAGTAATTGTTTAACCCGTAAACTTAAAGAGGTCTTAAAATGGCAAAAAACACAGATCAAAGCATTCGTCTAGTTGGCCCAAAAGCCGCTAAGAAAGCAATCCGCAAAGCACTAACCACACGCCGTCCTGTGTTCCTTTGGGGCCCTCCAGGAATTGGCAAGAGCGATATCGTTAAACAGATTGGCGATGACGCAGGACGTGAAGTCGTTGACGTTCGACTAGCCCTGTGGGAACCTACAGACATTAAAGGTATCCCCTACTACAATGCAGAACAGGGTAAGATGGTTTGGGCACCTCCAGCAGAACTACCTACAGACCCAGAGTCTACTGCAATCATCTTCTTAGATGAATTGAATAGTGCTCCTCCGGCTGTTCAAGCCGCGGCATATCAGTTGGTGCTTAACCGTCGAGTTGGCACATACAGTTTGCCTAAGGGTGTAGACATTATCGCGGCAGGTAACCGCGAAGGTGATCGCGGCGTGACATATCGTATGCCTAGCCCATTGGCTAACCGCTTCATTCACTTGGAAGCAAAGGTAGACTTTGATGACTTCCAGGACTGGGCTACCCTTAACAAGGTGCATCCAGAGGTTGTTGGTTATGTAGGCTTTGCCAAGCAGGACTTGTATGACTTTGACCCTAAGGGTTCTTCAAAGGCATTTGCAACTCCTCGCTCATGGGTCTTTGTGTCAGACTTGTTGAAAGATGACGACACTGATCAGGATACCTTGCACAACTTGATCGCAGGTGCGATTGGTGATGGCTTGAGCGTTAAGTTTATGGCTCACCGCAAGATTGCAGGTAAACTGCCCAAGGCAGAGGACATCCTCGACGGTAAGGTTAAGGA